AACGAAAAGACCATAGCCTACACTATGTCTATCGAAGAAACGTCTGAAATACTGGTTACTTTATCTACACAGAGAAACCCTTTTGCTACAAGCTTTGGCCCTGTAATCAGACCAACTATAGCTCATGGCGTAATATCTTAATGATTAAAAAGCAAAAGAAAAGAAAGCTAACAAAGCAGCAGGACAAGTTCATTGATCTTATGGCCCGTGGTTATCACGAAGGCCGAGATCCTACAAAGATGACTGTAATGGATGCTTTCCGTCTTGCGGGGTATGCACCGGACAACGGTAACGCCTATCGCCTGTACAAAGACCTAAAAGATATAATCAAAGAGCGAAGGGATGACTTGGTTGAAGAAAACCAGGTTGCCTCTTTAGCGACTAAGATTATAGAAGATATTATGGTTGATCCAGAGAATCGACCAGAGATTCGTTTAAAAGCGGCTCAAGATATTCTGCACAGAACAGGCCATGATAAGCCTAAAGAACTAAATGTTACACAAACCGTATCAGACCTTTCTGATGCAGAACTTGATGAACAACTATCGGAACTGATTGAATCATCTGCCAATGTCAAACAACTTAAGCAAGGCTGAAAAAGAGAAACTCCTTCGATTAATGAAGGAGAGAGAAGAGAGGATTCTATTTAATCAAATAGGACAATGGACTCCCTATGGCTGGCAGGAACAACTGTCTAATGCCACAGAGGAGAACAATCAGTGTTTGGCAATGGCGGGCAACAGGGTCGGTAAGACTTATACCGGAGCTAGAATTACCGCTTGTCACTTGACGGGTAAGTACCCAGACTGGTGGAAAGGTAAACGATTTACCAAGCCTATTAACGCATGGGCTGCGGGTGCTAGTACAGTAACCACACGGGACATCTTGCAAAGAGAATTACTAGGCGATCCTGTGAATCTATTAATGCGTGGCTCTGGGGCAATACCTAAAGATTGCGTAGTTGATGTGGTTAGAAAGCCACAGATACCTAATGCGGTAGAAAGTATTGTAGTTAAGTTCCACAATGCTTTTGGCGTGCATATAGGTGAGTCAGTAATCTCGTTTAAGTCATACGAGATGGGTGAAGAAAAGTTCATGGGTTCTTCTCTTGATTGGATCTGGCTAGATGAGCAGCCAGCACAGAACATCTACACTCAGTGTTTGACTCGAACACTTGATAAGCGTGGGTTCGTTATGATGACGTTCACACCTGAAAGCGGTATGACTCCTGTTATTCAGCAGTTTATGAATGATAGGAAAAAAGGTCAGTTTCTAGTACAAGCTGGTTGGGATGAGGCTCCTCACTTAGATGAAGATGCAAAAGAGCAGATCCTAGCGCAGTACCTCCCTAATGAGCGGGAGATGAGAACTAAAGGCCAGCCGGTATTTGGTAGAGGTATGGTATTCCCTTACTCTCTCGATAAACTTGTGGTCGAAGATTTTACAATACCCGCTCACTGGAATAGAATCTGTGGCATAGATTTTGGGTTTGATCACCCTACAGCTATTGTCTGGGGCGCAATAAACCCAGAGAACGGCTGCTTTTACATAGTAGACGAGTACAGAGAATCTCGTCAAACAGCAACGCAACACGCTATAGCGATTAAGGCTAGATCAGTTCAGCCACCTATAGCTTGGCCGCACGATGGCAACAGAACATTTGACGGTGGTGATTCAATGGCGGTGCAGTACAGACAGGAAGGTGTAAACTTCTTGCCTGAACATTTCACTAATCCACCAGACTTGTCACAATCTAAAGGTGACATAAAGATAGCCCCAGGCATTACCGCCATCTCACAAGCAATGGAAAAAGGGTTATTTAAAGTATTTCAAAGTTGTCAGTATTGGCAGCAAGAGTATGGCGCATATCACTTTGGCGAAAACGGTAAGATTGTTGATAAAGCAGATGATTTAATGTCAGCAACTAGATATGCATTTCAAAGCCAGCGATGGTCAGAGCCAAGCAAAGATAAATCAAAAAGACAGCGTCCTTGGGAGTCTAAGGAATCTAAAAGCAATTATAACTGGGTCACATAATGATCAACAACAAAGATTTACTGAGTACCATTAATTCATATGAAGATAATGTTTCTGATCACATGGATAGCGATGCAGCGCAAACTCGTGCTGATCTACTCGATTACTATCTTGGTGAGTCTTACGGCAACGAAAGGGATGGCTACTCAAGTATTGTTACACGAGAAGTCTACCAGACCGTTGAAAATATTAAAGCAGATATAGCGGAGTTATTTGTAGCTGATGATGAGACTGTACGATTTGAACCAGAAGGTCAAGAGGATGTTGAAGCAGCACAGCAAGCTACTGACTACATTCGCTATGTATTTTATCGCCAAAACGATGGCTTCAGCAATATCATGGATAGTCTTATCGATGGTTTACTACAGCGTCAAGGTATTATTAAGCGCTGGCGAGCTATGGAAGAGTCTACAACCACTCACGACTTTGATGACATATCTGAAGAGTCATACATGCTACTTGATGCTGATCCAGAAGTTGAAATCACTGAGTTCGAGGAATACTTAGATGAGATCACTGGAGAGATAACTTACTCTGGGAAAATGCTACATACAGTAACTAAAAGCTCTACTCGTGTAGAAGTTGTTCCACCTGAAGAGTTTGGCATTGATCGAAATGCCACTACAGTGCAGGAAGCTCGATTTGTTCGCCAGCGCAGTCAAAAGTCTAAAAGCGACTTATTAGAAATGGGCTTTAGCGAGTCTAAGATTGACAAAGCGTCAACTTCTTCTGGCTATAACGAATATGACGCTCCTGAGCGTATTGCTCGTAATTTTGATACAGATGATTACGATGGTGATGAGAACCAAATTGCAAACACCTATGACTTGCATGAAGTCTACATTCGCTTAGATCGAAACGAAGACGGATTTGATGAGTTGCTTAAAGTTTGCAGGATTGGTAACACAGTGTTAGACGTTGAAGAAGTCGATGAGATTCCTTTTGAAATTTGGACTCCTATCCGTATGCCGCACAAGCTTACAGGTCTTTGCCCAGCGGATGCCGCAGCACCTATACAGAAGATGAAAAGCACGCTTTGGCGTAACCAGTTAGACAATCAGTACAACTTAAATAACGGTCGTCCTGTGGTAGTAGAGGGGCAAGTAGACCTAGACTCAGTAATGGCGAGCAAGCCTGGAGCGCCTTATCTAGTTAAGCATCCTAGTGCTATTTCGTTTCCAGGGCAGCCTTCGTTTGGCGCTCATACCAATAATATGATGGGTATGGCTGATCAGATGTTAGAAAAGGATGTAGGTTCTACAGATAACGCTATTAGCCCAGACATCCTTAACGGAAACACGGCGGCTGGCGCCGTAAGTCAGGTGTTATCTAAACGCCAAGCACGTATACGCTTGATTGCTCGCGAGTACGGTGAGTTCTTGCGTAAAGTCTTTATGGGTGTCTATGAGCTAGAGATTGCTCACGCAGATGACAAGTCTATCTTTAGATTAAACAATAAGTTCGTAGAGGTTGATCCTCGCACATGGAATGCTCGAAAAGACGTTACAGTCCTGGTTGGTTTGGGTAATGGCTCTAAAACTGAGCAATTGTTCCATATGCAGCAAACTATGCAAGCACAGCAAATGATGGTTCAGGCTGGCGGCTTAGGTGTTACAGTAATGCCGCAGCAGATTGTACAGTTGCAAGAAGATATGGTCAGGCTGTATGATAAGGCAGCATACGGGCGATACTTTACAGATCCTGGCCCAGAGTTTACTGGTCAGCCAGAAGGCCCGTCACCAGAGCAGCAAGCGGCTATGCAAGCGCAGCAAGTTCAAATGGAAGCTGTTATGGCTCAAGTTGAAATTGAGAAAGCTAAGGTTGAGCTTGATAAAGCAGAGCTTGAGCTTAAAGAGCAAGAATTTATGCTTGAAGTTAAGAAGCATGAAGATGAAAACGAATTTAAAGTGGCTGAAATAAACCTGGAGGCACGCAGTGAGAGACCAGTCAAGATTGGTAACTAGTCTACCTAGTGATCAGGCTGATACAGAAACAAAGCTAAGGGTGGCAAATGCTGCCCATAGGCTCATAGGAGACGAAGCAATACAGTTTATTTTTCAAGAGATGGAAGATAATTTGTACAGGGCTTTTTCTAGCGTACCAACACCTGAACAAGGTGAAGCGATCTGGAGAGAGGTTAAAGTAATTAAGGCTTTAAAAGAAAACTTGGAGTGGTATGCAAACCAACGAGAAACTCTCGCCAAAAAAGGGCGAGGAAGATAAAGAATATTTTATCGTGTCTAGCGATTTAATTAACTGGATGCGAGGTGTAGCTTTTACAAAGCTTACTATGCAGGATGTCGAGGGTAAGGTTGATGAGTTATGGGCTTGCCCGACTATTCAGCAGTATCTGGATATGAAAGACGAACAAAAACCAAAGATTATTACTTAACAATTGAGGACAACGGGAAACCGACCCTTTGAGGAGATACAAATGTCAGACAATGAGAACAACTCTTCGGAACTCTCTAGTAACGAACCCATTACACAGGATGCTGGATTAGAAGCAATTTTGGGCATGATCAATCCTAAAGATAATTTAGGAGAAGTTGAAAATGAACCTGTAGCTGAAGCGGAATCTGAAGAAGAATATTCTGAAGAAGAAGTGGATGAAAACTTGGATCAACTAGAAGAAGTTGAAACCGAAGATAGTGATGAATATGCAGATGAAGAATTATCTGGTGACATCGAGCTTGAAGACGGTGAATATGAATATCTAGTCAATGCACGCGAATTTCTTGTTGAAAATGGTCTTGATGACATTGAGAAGATTAAAAGCGGCGTTTTGATGCAAGGTGATTATACACGCAAGACTCAGGCGTTATCTGAAGAGCGAAACACTTTTGAGACAGAGCGAGGAGCATCTCTTGAAGAAACAGCAAAGCTGTTAGAGTATGCACAAGCTATGGTTTACGGGCAAAAACCCACTCACACCACTCAAGAGTTAATAGCTTTAAAACAATCAGATCCTTACGCTTATGAACAGGCATTAGAGAATCGAGTTCTTTACGAACAAAAAGAACAAGAGATCAATGCTGTAGCCGCTCAAGTAAATGAGCAATACGAAGGTCAACGATTACAAAACTTGCAAGCTGAGTCAGCCAAACAGGCTGAGTTATTAATTCAGTTAGAGCCAAGCTTTAGTGATCAGAAAGTAGCTTCACAGAAAGTAGAAGTTATGACCGAATACTTTGAAAGCATTGGTGGTAGCGCAGAAATGCTGTCTACTGTCACAGATGCTATTGTACTTAAAGTATTGCACGATGCTGCGATGGCTAGTAGCACTAAGAAGCAAGTAGCAGCAACTAAAAAGGCTCCTAAGAAAAAAGCTTCTAAGACTGTTCTAAGAAAAGGCGCGTCAGCGAGTCGAGCACAAAAACAGGCTGCTGCAAAATCTAAGAAGTTTAAGAATGCCACACAAAGTGATGGCTCTTTCTCAAGAGATTCTGCGGTAGATTTAATTCTCGATTCTTTTAAATAATTAGGTAAATTAACATGGCTACAATTACATCAACATCGGCTTACGAGTTAGGCCCACAAAACGCAAAAAACATTCGTGAAGATTTAGGTAACGTAATCTTTAACGTAACTCCATTTATGACTCCCTTCACTTCTGGTATTGCACAAGCTAAAGCTTCTGCTGATAATCACGAGTGGTTGACTGACACTTACGCAGATTCTGTTAGTAACAATGCTGCCATTGAAGCTGAAGTTGTTGGTTCTGCTGAAGGATCAGAGCGTACTCGTAAGGGTAACTACGTTCAAATCGCAAGCAAAACTGTTACAGTTACTAAGAAAGCTGAAATGTTTGACCGAGCTGGCGTTCCTGGTAAGGAAATGGCTTATCAGTTAATGAAGAAAGGTAAAGAGCTTCAGATGGATGTAGAGAAGCAAGTTCTCTCTAATCAAATCAAAGTTCAGCCTACTAATGCTGCTGCTGGTGTTAGCGCAACAGTTTCTTCTTGGATTCTTGCAAACCAAAAAGTATCTGGAACTGGTGGTGTTCTTAATACTGCATCAACTGGTTTAACTAAGCCTACTCCTGGTACTTCAGAAGCAATGACTCAAGCAAACCTTGATGATTTGTTAGATGGTGTATGGGATAACTCTGGTGACTTTAGTTCTTCTAAAATCATGGGTTCTGCTGGCACTATCAGCACTCTTCGTAACAATGCTGATGTTAGCAAGGGCATCTCAACTGATGTAACTACTAACGCTGCTAATGGCGAAATCATCAACCGAGTTGCTGTATACGTTTCTCAGTTTGGCCCTATTGCTGTTGTTCCTAACAAGCATATGCCTGCTGATACTCTATACGTTTTAGACTATAGCACTTGGGGCTTGGCCTTTGCTGGTGGTAAGAAAATTCATACTACTGACATTGCTACTCTAGCATCTGCTGAGCAAAAACTTTTAGAGTGCTACTACACTTTAGAGGCTCGTTCTGAAGAAGCTAACGCTGCTTACTACGCAATTAACGCATAGTATAAGTGTTAAATGGATGGGGAGCTTCGGTTCCCTTTTCCTGTATTTAACTATTGGAGAAAATTATGCCATCAGGTAAAGGTACATACGGAAGTAAAGTAGGACGACCTAAGAAAGTTAAGAAAGTTAGAAAGCCAAAAAAGAAGTGAGAGAATAATGAGTACATTTGTTGAGAGAGAGACACAGAACGGAGTACACCAAGACACTTACTTTACAAATGATGGTGGAGTTTACTCTGAATTTAAGCAGGACATTACTCAGCTTTTAGAAGATAACAAGAACAAAAGAAACGCTACTAGCGACTGGGTTAAATTTGACCCAAAACAAAACTACCATCAAGTTTTAGACTTATCTATGACTGATGTAATGAGAATAAAGAAAGAGCATGGAATAGATCTACTCGGTGAGAATGTGGACTATAAGTATTTTTTCAAGCTCATTGAAACACACTACCCATACATGAAAACCACCACGGCGAAATTGTAATGTCTGTAACAAACTCAAATAATTTATTCGATAGAATAGCGGATTGGTTAAATAGATCTGATCTGTCTTCACAGATTCCAAGCTTTGTAGATTTAGCTGTTAATGAAATGCAAAGAAAATTAACTGGAAAAATCCAAGATACAGTTTTACAGTACATTGTGTCAGATTCGGACGCTATTGCAAAAAGCATTAAGTCTCCATTAAGGGCTTACTCTATAGTGTCAATCACAGACTCAAAAGGAAGAGCTTTATCTCCAGTATCTTATAGTGAATACAGAAACATATCATCAACGAGTGGGGCTTCAGCAGTTTATGCCGTTTCTGGAGAAAGCATATACATTGGGCCAAACCCATCTTCTGGAGATTCGTTTTCCATACAGTATGATGATGGAGCAAACGATAGAATAAGAAATACTTTCTCTGTATACTCAGATCAAGGAGTATTAGCGTCCCCAGAGACAAATATTATTTGGATGTTTTCAAAAAACAACCTAGTAATTGATAGCGTTATAACTCCAGTTATATATCTTAACGTGCAAAATTTACCCTCTGATGCTCTTAATACTGTTGGCGATAGAATCCAAATTAAAGGTATAACAAACTATAGCGAAGTAAACCCTAATGGAGTTTGGGACATTGTTTCAATCTCGCGTTTAGAATCTAGCACTTATTATTTTTTAAGTTTTCCAGAAGGTATAAATACTTCAGGAGTTTTAGAGTATTTTGTTGGTCTTGGTGCGCCTGCCGCACCATCAGATGCAGTTTTAAATGCAAGTATAAGATTAGATAAAGAAACATTAACTTACCCAGAAGCAATTTTAATGGGATCTTTAATGTTTGCCTACATTTACTTAAAAGATGACGCAAGGGTCACATTTTTTCAGCAAAAGTTTCTTGATGCAATACAGGATATTAACCGCAAAGACTCTGGTAATTTAGGATTAGGTAGAATTAAAGACGAAAGTATAGCAGCCAATGGAGGCCCGTTAGTCTAATGACTTCATCAATAGTAAGAACAAACCCCACAGCAGGTACAGCCACAACCTCTAGCGTTAGAGATAACTTTGGTGCGGCGGCTGACGAGATTAACCGACTGCTACGAGCCACTACTGACAAGCAAGTTACAGCAGGAACTGTTGCGCTGTCTGCTTCATTTTTAAATGTACCTACGTTTGCATTAGTTGATGGCGTAAGAGTATTGCTTCAGATTGGCGTTGCAAATACAACTGAGACTCCAACTCTCAATGTAAATGGTTCTGGAGCTGTGCCAATAAAGAAAAATGACAACACAGATCTAGCTATTGGAGATTTGGTTGCTGCTGGTTACTATGAGTTTGTATATAATTCTGGAAATAATTACTGGTTAATGTTAAATGCAGCACGATTAAACTCTTCACTGAATTCTCCAGATTTTACTGGTGTCCCTACAGCGCCTACTGCAACAGCAGGCACAGACACTACACAGCTAGCTACAACTGCTTTTGTTCAAGACGCAACACCAGATGCAAGTGCTACGGTATCAGGAATTATTGAGCTTGCTACAAATTCAGAGGTTATAGCTGGAATAGATGCAACTAGGGCGCTAACGGCTGCCAATCTTCTTAGAGTCGCTGTAAGCAATGGTCAAGTTGCAGCTACTGGAGACCAGGGATCAATAGAGATTGCTGGTGTTGTTGTAAAATGGGGCGAGTTTGATATACCTAGTGGCACAACTCAGACAGTTACTTTTGACGAACCATTTCCAAACTTTTGTTCTGTTGCAATTACTCAAAGGGAAGCTTTAGACCCCCAAAGTATAGTCGGAGTGGTTGCTGGTAGTCGCACAACAACCAGCTTTCAAGTTGATACAAATAACTTCGCAGCAACTATTTATTGGATTTGCATAGGAGGCTAAATGCCGTTTGAAACTGATAAAAGCGGTGGTTTTAAAATAGATGCTTCCGAGCTTCTAAAGACTGGCGTATATCCAGAAAGATTTGACCGTAAGATCCCATTTTGGGAGACTGTTGATGGTGTGCAGTATACTGAATTTGGTATGCGCAGAAAGGCTGGCAGAGAGTTTATACACAGCTATAAAGTAGATAATACGGAAGACGTGGCTACTGAAGGACAGTATGGCTCATCTTTAGAAATTCCGC